AGCTGGGAAACAACCAATATGTAACAATTGATTTTTAGTGTCAGAATCCCAAGTTGTATTACCTCCATTTGCGTCAGTATTGTTTACTAATTCTGTAAATAGGTAAGGAGTTCCTGAAGTGTCATAGAAGGTATATAACACATTATCTACCGTTGTAGTACTAGGGAATGAAGGGTTTGGAGTTGCTAAAAAAGAAAGCGTTCCATAGTCTTCAATATTTGCGTTCTGTGTAAGAGGTGCATTTGTTAAGTAGTAACCTTCAGGAGTTACTTTCATTGTCAAGTATGTAGTGTCAAATCCAAAGTTACCTGAAGCATCTCTATCTTGTACATCTGTATGTTTTAAATATCCATTTATTAAAGTATATTGGCTAGAGTCTTCTGTATCAATTATAGACGCAGCACTTGAAGCCGTAGTTGAACCTTCAACTGTAAACCTTATTTTCAAGTATCTTACGTTATTGTTATTAAGAGAATACTTGTCTATTAAATGTAAAGGATGAGTTGTAGTAGCTGAAGTAGTTTCTGTCTTGTACTCACTACCAATGGCAGCTAAGTTGTCAGGACTAACAAAGCTTTCTACTACTTGCCTAAAATTAAACATTCCTGCTCCTGCGTTATTAGGGTTCGTCTTGAAAGTACCTATTGAAACTGAAGTGTTTAAGTCAATGTCAGTTTCACTAATATGAACTTCTGCTTTGTATCTTACGTTATAGTACGCACTTACTGTTGCTGCGTCTAATACTGTAAATATTACTTCCTGACCTGCTACATTCAGCGTGTACAGAGGGTTTTGTTCTATTGTTAATGCCATTGTTTTGTTTTATTTTGGGTTGTAGAACTCTGTTATGTAATTTTTAATGTCTAATGTCAGTAAACTAATCATTTCTTTTTCTAATTTTTTGAATCGTAAACCAAAAGGTTTCTGAAAGAATGACAAACTTTTAATTCCTTCCCTTTTAATTTTCCTGCTAATCAAATATGCAAAGCCTGAAACAAATTGACCAGTGTTTTTTGACCTTCCTCTCTTGAATCCTTTAGGCTTGATTCCTTTTCTTTTTATCCATTTAGACAACACATCAATAGGAGGACCTTTAGTTGTATATCCTTTTCCTGGACTTGGTTCAGTATTTCCATTGTATTTTACATAAGATTGTTTGTTCTTGTTTCCTGAAACTCCTTTGTCTAAATACTCTCCATATTGTTTCATAAAGAATTTTGTAGAAAATCCCTCTTTCTCAGCTGTTACCTTAAACCTAATTGAGTCGCCAAGCTCAGTATTCCCTTTAGCTTGTTTCAGTAACTCCTTTGAGTCAGCCACAACTTTTTTTCCAAAGCTTTCTAAGTACCTTTCTATGTTTTCTGTATTCATAAATCAAATGTTATTTTCCAACCCTTCCAACCTATTACTATTAGTAACCTTCCTATCTTGAAACGCATTACTTACCAATTGAAGTGTCTACCATAGGTATGTCGCAAGACTGAAAGTCGTTCTGAACAACTACTGTTAATTGAAACACCCAACCTGTCAGTAAGTTATCAAACCTTTCTGTAAAGGGTTCTAAAGTGTAATCTGATTCAGTAAAGTAAACAGGTGCATTGATATCCAAAGACAATTGAGCTTGCCACTTACTATTTCTGAATATGCTTATGATATCTACACAAGTACTAAGACAATCTGAAAGCACCTCTTGCTCATTACTTAAATTGTGAGTTGTGCTTGTATTGGGTGTTCTTGGTGCTTCAGGTTTCCAGTCCGCTTTTTCACTTACTAAGTCCATTACAAAGATTTGAAAGTTGTAATTCAATTGGGAAGCTCCTGTTGATACGCTTACAGGATTGATGTGCATTAAAGGGAACTTAGTTTCTTTCTCTAAGTCAATGTCAAAGATGTCCCCTACTGTTGTCGTGCTTATGAATTTATGATTAACACCTAATCCTTCAAGTGTCATAATTACATTGTTGTATGTCTTGTTTCTAACCATTTCTTTTTACTTTATTTTGCGAGTTTAAATCTGTTTCATAACTTAACCAAGTCAAACATTCTAATAGACTCAGCTTTGTAATACTTTCTAATTTACTAATGTCCTCCCCACACAACCTGTGCATCACTCCGAACCATCCCCACTTGCTAGCAAAGTCATTCGTTGCTATTGCGTCTTCGTTTCCTTCAGCCGCTCCATCAAATATAATGGCAAAATCTCTGACAATACCTTCCCTAAAGTGTAAAAAAAAACCAATGCACTTTGCACTTGTTCAGCTGACATCTGTTTCATTTCTTCCGACCTGAGCCGAATATCTCCATTATAAGGCTCAACAATATATATATCATTTTTCTTTTCTTTAATAGGTCTGTAAAGTACTGCCATCAATTCAGGAAGTTGTTTATCTATTCCGCTCTTAATGAATTGCTCAATGTCTGCATACTCCCCTAAAGTTATTTCTGAAAGGTCAGGATGGAATCCATATTCAATTCCGTTTATCTCAATCAGTCTTTTAAGGCTAGTATCTTGCTTAGCTTGAAGCTCCCCAACCTTATCCATTATAGCTACAACATCTGACAATGATAGTTCCTTAATTAACTTCTTAGGAATGTCTGATAGTGCTGCTATAGTTTCTGTAGCTTCCTCAGTCTTAGTACCTGTTTCAAAGTCAATCAGTTGCAACCAAGTTTCCAAAGTTACGTCCTCCCAACTGCTAATTAGATTGAATGATTCAACATTGCCTTCTTTTTTAATCTTTACTTTCATACACTATATAATAGAAATTTGTTGTTTTTAGTTTACTCTCGTTTGACTACTGAACGTAATACTTACCTGCGTTTGGATTGTCTAGGTGGTAAATGACATTGTATCTAATTCCGTCAATTGCGTGATTCCAATTGTCTACGTACAGCTTTGAACCTTTGTCCGAATAAACATAGTTGTTTAACTCCTTTGCAATATTAGTTGATTCAGGAGTTACTATCAGTTCGTAGTCTTGCATTCTTGTTATTCCACTTTCAATAGTTCCTTTCTTGACTGCCTTAATATTTACCCCTTGATGTCTTAGGTCTTCAATAAGTCTAGGTTCTGCTGAGTCTGCAATGATTAAAGACTTGCCCACTTTGTCTAATACTATCTGTGCTAGCTCGTGGCTCTTTAGTCCGTTACGATAGATATGCTCTTTCAAGTAAATCTTTTTACGCTTCTTATCAATAGCCACTTCAGTCAATGAATCAGGGTCTACACTAAAACCGAAATCCATTCCACAAGAAGTCTGGAGTCCATTAGGATTAAATTCTCCTATTGACCAATTCTCAAAGATTACTCCTTCAGCCTTAGACAACCACCCTCCTAGAATTTTATGTTGATACTTCTTAAAGTTGTTATGCTTTATACCCTTAATACGCTCTAGGAAGCTCGTAGAGAGATTAACTTCATTATCTAAGTAAGTGCTGTGGATATAACATACATTGTCTTTAACGCCATTAAAACCACCTTCAACACCTTTATCCTCAAAGAAGCGTTTATATATCCAATGTTCTTTAGTTGTTGGATTCAATATTAGTATGATTCTATTGTGTATATTCTTTTCTCTAATACTAAGGTCAATTGTGTCAAAGATGTTTTCATCTACAAGTTCTTCCGCTTCATCAAGAACCCAAGTGCTTATCCCTTGCAAAGATTTAAGACTTGCTGTTTGGTTTCCTGCTGAGGTCTTGATTCCTCTAAAAAGTATATCTGATTTGTTTGCGGTGTTTAGTACTTCTGACTTGTTTATGCTGAACACTTCATCAAAACCAAGCAAACCAATCTTTTCCAGGAACTCAGGAATGATTGATAAATGTGCTGAAGTCATTGTGTAACGAGTGAATAGGATTCGTACATTCCTTGACATTGTTAAGAGCGTAAGGAAGACTGTAACTGCAAAAGACTTACCTGAACCCCTTCCTCCTGTTATAATAAAGTATCTAGCGTCCGACTTGAAGAGTGCTGTATATTTATCGCTAAGATTCAGAACTAATGAAGTTTATTAAAGGAACGTTAAGACTTTCATCATTGGTTGTTACATCTACTCTTTGTTGAGGTTTGCCGTAGAAGTATTCAAAGTAAAGCTTGACCGCCCATTGTTGCTTTTTCTCCATACCCTCTTGGAGTGCTTCTAAGGCAATTCCACTCATTGGTGTTAGGTGTTCAATTAACTTCTGTTCTTCCCCTTTACCTTTGCGACCTCCTTTGTTTCCTACTGTTCCTTTATTATTACGTCTTCC